CATGACCTCAAAGAACATTGTCAAGTGGTTCCTCACAGACGATGATCTTTACAACAAAGCCTGGGAGACTTCGTTCCAGGCGGTTGTTATTGAAGGAAAACAACCTGCCAGGATTGCATGTCCCACTGCTGCTTTCCACTTCGGCTCGCTTGTTACAGAGACTAGTCAGATCAAGCTGAGCTCTAGTCAGTGGATCGAAGTTCCTATTGCTTCAAGACCCGGATGGTGTTCTTTGCCAGGGCTCATTGCTGATCCTTCTTTCGGAGGAAGGATCATTTCCAGCATTGTTGTCGCCGGACGTGGCAAGAGGATGGCTCACATTCCTGTGTCACAAGAGACTCTTCTTCTCCTCTTTCCAGAGTTGTCGAAGAAACCTATCAAGGCTGAGTTAGAGCCTGAACTCACCATGACTGGGACTGCGGGCCCTGCTTCCTGCTACGTTCTTGGCACAAGCTCAAAGTCGCACACCATGTTCAAGGATTCTCACCTCAGAAAGACTTTTCTTTTTGGAGAGGTTGAAGGTGCTCCTGAAACCAAGACTGTCCCTGTGTTCGGAATTGATGTGAGAGAAACTTCTAATGGTCCCGTCAGCTTTAACTCTGACGTGTACTTCTTCTCTAAACTCAACAAAGTCCATAGACGCCCCAACATGGAAGCAGTTGAAAGCTTCAACTCTGAACTTCATACGTTGTTCCCTGCTCCAGTGATTCGAAGAACGAATTTGGAGATGGCCTTGAGAGGAAACAAGTTCGTCAATCCTGTGGCCAAAGATACAAGCATGGGCTTCGGAATGAAGGGAATTCGAGGAAAGTTCCCCTATGTGTATACAGATGACACTGGAATGCACTTTGGTGAAGGTGTTGCAGACGACCTGCAAAAGTGCATACAGGGAATCAATGACGATACCCACTACGTCCCCCTCGTATACCAAGCTCATCGAAAGGATGAAAAACTGGACATTGACGACGTTCAACCTCTAAGCAAGAAACTCTATATTGTGGTTGCCCCTCCCCTTTCTGGAAAGTCCTCGTGTCATGACCCCGAAAACTTAGTTTTCGATGCAGAGACGCTTTCTGGCTATCGCAATCCCAACCTGGCTAGAGATTTCCCTCTTCTCTCCTTGTTGCCCAACAATGTCTCTCGTTTCAAGAAGGTTGTTTCGAAACTTCCCCATAGTTCCGTTCTTCTCGTCCACTCGAAAGAAACTGCAGATCTTCTTGGTCTTTCCCCCTCCTGCTTTGTCCTCATACCTCCTGCTGTCTATGACGAACCGAGAGAAGAAGCGTTCGTTACGCGAGCTCTTCATGCCGACAACAGTCGATCCCGGCTGATGGACGAAGCAGTTGGTCACAAGGTTCTGAGAAGTGTTCCAGAGGCTGTCTACTGGTGTTGGCACAAGTCCAAGCAGCGCTACATGTTTGGAGCTCCTTTCTACTTCACAATCCTGTGGAGGTATGCATTCATGGAGTTCATGTCTGCTTGCTTCCAGTCCCCTGGAACGTGGGAGATAACTGCGGGTATCAGTGAGACCTCATCAGACTGGTCGACTCTCCACGCTCATCTCAGTGGTGCTGACCATGAGAATCGCCCTAATCGCGGTGGGAGTGACTGTCCTGGTTGGGATGTTGAGACTTCTCTTTCTGTGCTGACGTTTGCCTACAAGAAGATACAGGATTGGTATGACTTGCACAAAGTTTCTCCTCAGAACAAGAAGCTTAGAGCAGAGCTCATCAGATCTTCTCTTCATGCTATGGTTAGCTGGAAAGGTTTGATTGTTGTCTTCTTTGACGTGCTGTTCTCTGGGCATCCCTTCACAAACCTTGTTGGAGGTATTGTCAACTGGACTGAGTCTCGGACCAATCTTGCCACTCTTGCCCTCAAGAATGGGTACACTCATCAAGAGGTCCATGACAAAGTCTTCCCTCGTGTGAAGTTTGCGTTCAATGGTGATGATCGTCTCTTCGCGTCAGATCGTTCTTTGACCTGGTACAACCAGCTCACTGAGAAGCAAGAGTACATTCTCAACTTCCAGAGAAGTCCAACACCGCCGGAGAAGAAAAGTGCAATGACTGAATATCTTGCTCCAGAAGATGTTATGTTCAACAGTAGGAAGTTTGTTCCTCACAACCAAGCTGGGATGTATCTTGCTCCCTTGAAGCTGGACACAGTTCTTCAGATCCCTATGTGGTCGTTCAATCCCACAAAGAAGATTGTGTCCGATCAAGTCTTCACGGTCATGATGGAGC